ATAGTCTTCTTTCCACAGTAGCGTTACCATTGACAGTTAGGTTACCATTAATCTCAGTATCACAATCAATAGTTGCTTTAGAACCTTTTATGTATACTTCGCCATCAGCAACTAACCTTGCGTTACCTGACACCGTAATGGATAAATCTTTCTGAATGGTTATGCTTTCATTGCCTGTAATGGTGGCAGTTAAGGTACCATCTGTGGCAATCAAATACCTAGTTCCAGATGCGTGCCTAAACTCATAAGTCTTAGCACCGGTATCAACCTTCAGCATTGTCCCATTGGGATCAACATAGCCCCATACCTTACCGTCTCTGAATTCAGGATTTACGTCTGAGGCTGAAATCATAAAGCCTTCTAGTAAACCATAGTTCCTATCCCCATCTTGGAATGAAACTACAGCTAAACTACCTGGTGCTGGTGATCCGTAAACGCCAAAGCCAGGCCCGTTGCCAAAAGGAGAAGCATGTACTCTACCAATTACTGGCTTTTCACCTTCTCCAAATTCACCATCGATGTTTACTTGGAAACGGTTCTGACCATTTGGATCGTTATACTCAGTAACTCTACCCAAATAACGTCTGTTCTGTGCATCAGCACCCGCTTCCAAGTTTTCATTAAGACTATTTACTTGAGACATTATTGCTGCCTTACAATGTTTGTTCCATGGCGCACGCCTATAATCTTCTCGTAGTAATTGATACCTTGGATAAAAATTACATGACCTGTTTGTACATAAGTACCGTTGGTCACATTGTTGGCTTCACCGCCCAATAGTTGAGAACTAAAGTTGAACTTGTCCAAGACTTGCAATGGTGTTGGGAATGTAGATAAGCATTCAATAGCCAAATTATACAGATTGCCGTACCGAACATTCTGATAAGCTGCTTGTTCATACGCTGGATGGACGTTACCCACGTCAATTGGTGAATATTGTTGTCTACCACGCCCTACCTTACTCCGGGTTTCCATATCCAGCAGAGGTGTTCTTGAGTCTGGTTGAAAAGCCAATTCCGAGAACTGTTGTTGATCGCTTGTTCCAACCGTAGACTGCTGCCTTCGGGTTGCCATATATCCAGTTAAAGCATTATTCATGCCTGCATCACTGATAGGTCTATGGTCAACTATAGGTAACCAACCTTCTTTCATTTCTCCTTGGAGAAGCGAGTAATTTGCATCTGGTAGATTGTTTATATCCTTGTAGCGTAGTATGCCTTCTTTGGTTACTACCGACTTCATGCATGACTTATCATTGGCATATCCTCTAGCCACAATTCGTCGGGCAAATTCTCCCCAAATACGATTCTGAGGAAGCCACAATTGTGAGTCATTGGTAACAGTGCCTTCATACTGCAATCCGCACACACCGGCAATCTGCTCCAGTACCTCATTCGATGTTCCTCGTATCCCATCTGCTGTTGTTGTAAACCAGTAGGGAATAGAATCCAAGAAGCCATCCATTTCCCATTGCATACCTGTACCAGTCAGAGCATTCTTAAAGGAATACACTCTGAAGTTATAGGTTTTACTGACTGCATCCGGACCTATGGCAGCTATTGTAATCGTAACCTTCGAAGAATCTTTAATACCCATCTGCGCCAAAATTCCAGATTGGTCTGTTAAAGACATATGGAACTGAGGCAAAAGCATTCTTACATTGGAACTAATGTGCAAGAAGTTTAGAACATTAAATTTGCTTAGTGGATATTCTAAACCTTCAAAGCTGATCGTGATTGATATACGATCCTGTATATTGTAGCTCATTAGATAGTCAGCGTCCTATTATTAGTAGCCTGCTGTCTCGTCAAGTATGAAATAATAGATGCCTTAGTGGGCAAAATAAAAGGCATACCAGCCACTACATCTTGGATGGGGTCTTGTAGACCGTTGTAGGCTAATAGAATTTCCCAGAAATCCCAAGTACCATATTCTGAATGGCTTAAGCCTGGTAGGTTAGCGGCCTGTGCCTCATTCAAAACTATACGTCGGTTGGGTACCAAGGCAAACCGTACATTCTTGTAGGCAGACTTGAATACTGATCGCATAGTACCAGTGTTATCAACTGGTGTGTATCGTGACCATGAATAATCTTGAGCCATCTTGAATCCTTAATCTAGAGGCCTTGGAATTGCATTTTGCAGATTGGCTGGAGAAGCCTGTGCTACGTTGTTATTACCAGCACCACCAGGAATACCACCGCCGAAACCGCCACCAACTATTAGGCTACTCATTCCAGGAGTATTTGCACCAACTTGAGCCATAACAGAATTGGGGTTAAATGTAGAACCTCGTACTGAAGGCGGTCTAAAGATATTCGGTAGATCCTTCTGCACAATCATGAATAAAGGCTTGAATTGGATAGCTACCTTGGCATAGTGCGGCAAACCCGTTACCGCATCAAGTTGGGATTGGTAAGTCTTTTGTACCGAGGTAATAACGACTGAATCAAAGAATGCAAAATTTCCTACCTGAATAGAGATTTGGTTCTTGATAAACCTTTTCACCGCTTCTTTTGATCCAAAGGAACTATTATCTGAAGGTTGTTGTGTATTAACCGGAACACTAGATCCATTGGTTACTTGCTTGGAAGGATCAATAGCATTGGTTGTCTTCACATTGGAATCAGCACCAAACGAAGTAGGCTGTTCATTAGCGGCTGTTATTTCTTGGGACTGTTTGTTTAAATCCTGGAGAACTTTTAAGTCCAATTTTGGACCAGGTGAAGACAGAATACCATTATCACCTAAGGTGTCTGGTGTCGTTAAGTTGATCAACGACATGATAGGCTGCCTCACTTCTGCATCAGCATCATACGTGGCTTGGAATTCCAACTCCAAACCAAGCACGGTATCAGTAGTACCTTGCCAAATCTGCGCCGTCAAAGTTTGGTTAACCCACCGAATGTTACCTGCTTTTAGCATTGCATCCAAGAAGCCTCGACCTGTTAAGCCTTGTGCGAATGGAGCTTCATATTGAGCAGCAGTATCATAGATGAATGATTCAGGTAATGGTGCTCTAACGTTTACAGATTTTGCAGGATCGTCAGTATTCGATGATAGAATCAAAACTGAGTAAAAAGGATTCCCTGTGTACATTTAAACCTCTTATTGAACTACTACCAGTTTGGAGCCCATTCTTAGGTAATCTTTGTTTTTCACTTCTGGTTGTGAGACATTAAAGTCTCTAGCATTTTGTTCCACTAACTTGAGTTCGACCTTTTCTTCTTCCCTTTGAACCACTGCGGGACTTGGTTTAGCTTCCTGTACCTGCTGTGATTGGTCCAAGATACCTGATTCCAACTTGGCTCTGTATTGATAATATTTGTTAATACGATCCTGCAGTCCGTTATAACCGCCGTTGATCAACTTGGTTACAGCTTTGATATTACCTTCTTTAGCCAATGCAGGAATACTTGGACGCGCTACTCTCCAATACCATAAGGCAATCTTTACTGCTATATCAGGATCTGCTGCAAGATCGGGATTCGATTCTAAGTCTATACCTAAATATTTACCTGCTAACCTGTAGTTATTTCGACCTGTAATCTGAATAAAACCACGACCACGAAATCTGAAGCCATCTCCTAAGTAAATGTTACCTAAATCCTTGCGGCCTTCATACCTGGCCTGTGCAGCAGTAGGTCCCCATATTTCTCTTAGGTACTGGAAGTTACCAGATTCATGGGCTAGTTGAGAAACAAACATTGCACGTTCGTTCAAATCAACCATACCTGCTGCGTCCATACCCCTCATTACAGCATTCAATCTGGACTTAGCATCACCTTTTAATGGTTTATCTGGTGCAGTCTTAGTGGGCGACGGCAACCCATAGGTGCCTGTACCTAAGCCAGGTAGCTCTGTAGCAACACCTGGCTTAGCCTTCATTTCCTTGATGGCGTAGGTAGTAGCTTCAACACCAGTTTGCTCCAACTTCAGTGTAGCCAACTCGCTTAACTCTTCAGGAACTAAACCTAAAGATGCAAGCATGTTGGCTTCAGCCCTGCCTATTACAGATTCTTCTGTAACCAAATCCTCTACCAAAGGCGCGTTAGCTTGATTAGAGGCTGCGTCTGGACTAGTATCTGTGAATAATGTTTTATACAGGAAATATCCGATAGCCCCGGCACCTGCTAAGGCTGCTGCGGCTAAACCTAAAGGGGTGCTCAAGACAGCACCTATGGCCGACATTATCCCTGGTAAGATGAATCGAACAACTAATCGGCCTAGAAGTCTTGCTCCTTGCCAAAGAACACGCGAGCCAAACAT